TCACATTGCACTTATTATTTGTGTTGCTTTTTCATCTTCTTCTTTGTATGTTTCTTCAAGTAAATGTGAATAAAATTCAGTAGTAACTGATATATTTTTGTGTCCTAGTCTTTTCGAAATGTAATATATAGAAATGCCTTTGGCTAATAAATATGAACAGTGAGTGTGACGCAGTGCGTGAGAAGTAATCTCTTTGATACCTAGATTGTTACAGTATACTTTCAAACGTTTATTAACTGCATTGTTTGTTAGTTCACCAAATATAGTTCCGTCAATCGTTCTAGGTAATTGATCAATAGACTTAATGATATGGTTCATATCTTTTTGACTAATAGACACGTAACGTGGTGACGAATCTGTTTTATGCTCATCAATATATATTTCACTTTTAACTTGGTTAATATATTCACGTTTTAGATTCAAAGCACCACTTATGCGACAACCAGTACAAATCATGATGAATAGTACAAGAGATGAAGCATTATCTTTAGTCATCAAATGCTGTTTTAATATTTCATAGTCTTTTAGATTGATATATTTACTATCTTCACTTTTATTTGGCTTACTAGCTCTATAACTCACTTTAAAAGTTGGATTCTTAGATATAAGTCCCTCGTATACTGCGTCGTCTAAAGATGTTCTAATATAGCCGTTTAGTTTTCTAATAGATTCTTTCGAATGATGTTTTGAAAACTCGTTAATAAAATCTTGATAGTGGTATCTCGAAATATCCTTTAACTTTTTCTTACCAATAGGGTGGTTATTGATGTGTTCCATAGCAGAAGAATAGGACCTATAGGTTTTAGGTGTTACTGTCGGTTTTTTAAACGTTTCGCACCAGGTTTTGAAATAGTCGTATAACGTTAAATTAGGTTCGTATTCAATACCTTGCTTTAATTCATTTAACTTATCTAACCCTGCAGAATTAGCCTCACGTTTCGTTCTAAAACCTTTCTTTCGATATCTTTTACCATCGTGTTTAAACTCATATTGCCATTTTTTACCGTCATAACATCGTGTTTGCATGCTATTCCTCCTCAAAAAAAGTAAAAAAATAATAAGGGTAGGCGGGCTACCCTATTAAATTTAATAATCATAATAAACAACTAAATTAACTCGTTCAGGTTCGTTATAGTCGTCAAAGAATTCATCATCTTCGTCCTCTTTAACATAACAAGCTTCAAAATGAATTACCTTATCGTTGTTTTCTCGCATTTCTTTCAATACTTTTTTATTTAAAAGTTTAGGTACATAACCGATAAAAACATCTCCACTATAAATTTCAATAGCGTTTGCATCGTATTTATTTTTTGGGTTATGAATAACTTTTATATCTTTAAAATAAATACCGTATTCTGCTTCTTCTTTAAAAGTTTCTGAAACTAAAGGGTCATCGTTTTCTACTTTTTCTTTGTAAATAGATTTCGCTAATCTTCTAATTTCTTTACTTCTATAATGAAACCCAGCAATATCACCATCATAAATAAAATATCTATTTTCATTCATATCATTATCTCCTCCATAGAGATAATGATAGCAAAGCGCCATGTGAGGCGCTATATATTATTCAAATATTTGATAGTTATAAATTACTTTACCAATTACTTCTATTTCTTCTAAACTTTCTAAATCAAAAGTATTTGTTTTAAATTCATCTGAATAGCTTACTGGATCTAAATGTAATTTTGTTTCAGTACGTCTTACACGTTTTACTGTATATTCGCCACCTAAACGTAAAACTAGAATATCGTTATTGTTCAATCTGTAATTTTGATTACGTCTGTAATCGTGAATAATTATGTATGAGCCATTTGATAAAATTTTATTCATGCTATCGCCATTGACTTGTAAAGCGATACATTCTTTAGGGTTGCGACCGTTAAAAGCGATATCTGGGACATCTAATTCTCTACTATCAACTTCAACACCTTCAAAATTTCCAGCAGATACTTGTCCGTAATATGGAACTTGATAATATTGACTTACTTTTTCTAATGGAACAATATCATCTTCTAAACCTATCAAATAATCCATGCTAACACCGAAATACGTTGCTAATTGAGAAACAGTTTTAGCAATAGGTTCTGATTTATCATTTTCCCAGTTAGATAATTTACCTTTAGTAAAACTGTTCTTTTTATCTTTACTAGGAAAACGATCATGTAATTCATCGCTTAATTGTTGCAATGTTAACCCTCTATCTTTTCTTAACTTTTTTATTCTCGAACCAAATGTCATTTTAATCACTCCTGTTTTTTGACTTATTTACGTTTAATCTCTTGTACAATTCAATTATATATCAAGTGTAGTTTATTCACAACACTTATATAGGTAGAAAATAAAAAAGTTATAAATTTACAACAAAAGTATTGCAATGTTTTACAGTTTCGTGTAATATAATAGACAAGTCGTAAGAACACGACTTAGAATTGAGGTGACAACATGAACGGATATAACAAGTTGAAAGGGCTTCTAAAAGAAAGAAGTATCAACAATAGTGATTTAGCAGAACTGTTAAATGTACACAGAGTTACGGTGAGCAACAAACTAAATCGTTCACAAGGTGCCGATTTCACTATGACAGAAGTTAGAAAACTTTGTTTGTACTTAGATATTAGTGCAGACATATATTTTTTAAGTGTATGTCGTGAAAACACGACAAAAGAAAAAATTCACAACTAAATAACGATTTCAACGCTCACATTGAGCGTATAAGAGCGAGAGTGAGCGATGATACGAGCCACACCATAATACATTAGGTCATTGCCAAGACTGTACGTTGAATGTGGGCGTTGAAAAGAGAAGGAGAAAATAAAAGATGCAAGATTTACAAGTAGTAGAACAAAACAATGAATTTTATATAGATAGTCGAGAAGTAGCGGAAATGGTGGATAAAAGACACGCAAACTTAGTGAGAGATATTGAAAATTATCAAGAGGTGTTGAGTCAAAACTCAAATTTGAGTTCTGATGATTTCTTCTTAGAAAGTACTTATCAAGCAGGAACTGGCAAACAATATAAACACTACCTGCTCACTAAAAAAGGTTGCGACATGGTAGCAAACAAAATGACAGGTTCAAAAGGTGTACTGTTCACAGCAATGTATGTAGATGCATTTCACAAAATGGACGAACACATTAAACAATCACAACTGAACGTGCCACAAACACCTATGCAGGCGTTAGAAATGATGTTCAAAGTACAAAAAAATCAAGAACAATTCAACAAAGAGATGGAACGTCAAATCACAGGTATTCGTCACATCGTAGGTATTGAAACGAAAAACTGGCGTAATGACACAAATAAAATTCTATCAGCTATCGCTCAACACTTAGGTGGAGGAGACATGCATAAGAAGGTTAAGTCAGAAGCATATAAAGCGTTAGAAGAAAAAGGACGCTGCAATTTAAAAATCCGTATGCAAAACCGAAAAGGCAAAATGTTAGCAAACGGTGCTACAAAAACACAAATCAATAAATTATCAAAGTTAGATGTAATCAATGATGAACCAAGATTAATTGAAATTTATATATCAGTAATTAAAAGTATGGCGATTAAATATGGCGTTGACGTAAGTCAATTTGAACTATAACCCACAATCGAACAAACAACTTAAAGGAGGAAATGGAATGAACAAGCTATATAAAACAACCCTCCTCATCACAATGGCAGTTGTGACGTGGAAGGTTGTAGAAATAGAAAAGAATACTAGAAAGCTTGATTATTCATTGTCAGTTTCGTCAAGTGATTTACCAAAACTATCAGCAAATTCAATAGCTTCAATGTATTCGTCAAAAAATAGCTGACGTCGCTTTTTCAGGTATTCCCAATAATCAGTACGATTATTAAAATCTTCGACAGTTTTAGCGTGTGGGAGTGTTTGAATATAAGCTTCAGCAAACTGACTTGGATAGAATTTTGTCACATTAATCACCTCCACAGGTGATTATACCAAATATCGAACAAACGAATTAAAGGAGGAAATAAAAATGAAAAAAAGCAAAGCCGGTATCGAATTTAAAAATGGGGAAATTCATTTCTTGAATTCAAAGGGTGAACCAGAAATAACAATTGATAAGAATGGATTTAGTCATAAAGATAAAAACGCAACTAATGAAGAAGGTATTAAAGCAGATAAAATATCTGCCTTAACAAGTAATTCAACTAATGAAGTCAGTATATATAGAGCGAAAAATTTAATAAAAAAAGCACTCTTAATAGCAACTACTGCAATAGTTACTAAAAAGGTGCTTGATAGAAAAGGACCTAAAGTTATTCACCAATTAAACATTAACGGAAAAGATTTAGAAATTAAGCAATTAAAAATAAACAAAGCCATTAGAGAATTAGAGAAATCTAAAAATACAATTGATGAGTTAATTGACGAAGGTATACCATTCGAAACTACTTTCTAACAAAATCAGGGATAACCAAATTATACACGAAAGGAGTATCTAAGATGACGCAAACTTTAACTGTATCTGTACCAATACCCGACACACACGTACTTGTCGCTAAAGATGAATACGATGATTTAATAAACTACTCACTAAATCCAGTCTGGGACTTAAAAGAATTGAAACGCAAATTGAAAATGTCATCTGACGACACTATCAAAGATAGATTGTTATTCAATCCGAAGTTTGAAAAATTACTCAAAAAGCAGGGTATCGCACATTACCCAGATGAAAGTTTGAACCGTTGGAGATTCAACGCTAGAAAGATGAATAAATTTATCGAAGAACATTTCGAAGAAATACATGGAAAAGGGGAGAAGAAATGACTAGCACAGACAAAACAATTTTAATCAGTGGCATGATGTTTAACACAGTATTTTTCCTACTCATGCTAGCTGAACTAGTAATAACTAAAGCAGCAGGATATGCGTTGCTCAGCGCGATAGCAACGTATGTGTTCTTCGAATATGTGTACTACGCACAAAAAAAGACTGAAACTCACGGCAATGAGTAACAGTCAATCAGAAAAACATACAACTTAATCGTATTACAAGGAGTGTAATTATGCAAGAGTTCGCAGTAACAAAAGATGAATATATAGAACTTCTATCTTATCGTGCAAAAGCAGAAAAACTAGAACTGCAACTTGAACATGCCGCTAATCAATTAGAAACAGCGTATGACCATATAGCCGTTTTGAATAAGTTAAATACTAGTAAAAGTGAAAGGATAGCGCATGAGAAAGCTAAATACAAACGATTGGAGGCCTATTTAGATGAAACAATCCGTAACGTATTTAATCAAACTGAAAGACCGTAATTTATGGATAACTAATAAGCCAACAGATAACTTTCCTGCAATTAAATATTCAACCGAAAGACGTGACGCAAAGGAATTTGACGGCTTAGACAACGCAACAATAGATATGACTAATCATATAGCCATTAAAAAGACCGTAACTGAAACAACTGAATACGAGGAGGTTGAAAATGATTACTGATAAACCTAATTTCTCAGATAAGTTCAGAGAATTAAACAGTAGAGATGTTAGCGCTCATGTTGAGAAGAAACAGGACTTGAACTACTTATCGTGGGCCTACGTTCAGCAAGAATTAACTAAAGAAGATCCAAACTATTCAGAAAGAGTAATTGAGTTTCCCTATCCAGATAGTACCAATGAGAACTTTTTCGTTCCTTATCTCAAAACAAATGAAGGTTACATGGTATGTGTCGAACTAACAGTATTTGGAGTAACTAAACGTGAATGGTTGCCAGTTTTAGATTACCGAAACAAACCAGTAGCTATTGGTAGCTCCACTGCAATATTCGATATTAACAAAGCGATTAAGCGATGCATGGTTAAATGTGCAGCTAAGTTTGGACTAGGTAACTACTTATATTTAGGCGAAGAAGCACCTGATGTAAGTGATGAATTAAAAGAATTACTCGATAAAGAAGCGAATGAATTCATTAAGATTGCAGAAGAAAGTGATAAGGGCAGTCAGTTCGAAGTTCAAATTAAAAAACTTAAAAACATGGACGTAGATACATTAAATAAGCAAGATATCAAAAAAACTAGAAACCTTATTAATACATGGTTAGGAGAGATTAAATAATGATAAACAGAGTAATTTTAGTAGGAAGATTAACGAAAGATCCTGAGTATAGACAAACACCAAACGGAGTAGATGTAGCTAATTTTACACTTGCAGTGAACCGTAATTTCAAGAGTAAAAACCGTGAGCAACAAGCAGCAGATTTCATCAATGTAGTTGTATTCAGAAACCAAGCACAAAATGTAAATAATTACCTTTCTAAAGGCTCATTAGCAGGTGTAGATGGACGCATTCAATCACGTAGCTATGAAAACAAAGAAGGCCAACGTGTATTCGTAACAGAAGTAGTAGCAGATAGTGTTCAATTCTTAGAGCCGAAGAACAATAATCAACAAAACAACCAACCTCAACAACAGCAAGGACAAGCACCAGCAAATAACAATCCGTTTTCTAACAACAATGCTGATATCGATACGGATGACCTTCCTTTTTAGGACTGATATAAATGGCGAAAATCAAGAATTACATTACTCAAGATGACGGTACGACTACCGTTGTCATTGAGGGTGTAGAACTAGACAACAAAACTTCACTTTTACTCGATAACGGGTTTGAAGTAGAAGTAGATGTGCAGGTCGTAGACCCATTCAGAATTACCGACAAACAACGCAGGAAGATATTTGCACTTGTAAAGGACATAGAGGCTCATACAGGAACACCTATGGACTATATGAGGCATTTATTCATCGAATACGTTCGGACGTACTACGGCTACGACAAGCGCATCTCATTAAGTGATTGCACACGTACACAAGCAAGCCAAATTATCGAGGTTACATTGGACTGGATATTTCATAACGATATACCACTTGCATATAAAACAAGTGACTTACTCAAACAAGATAAATCATTTTTATATTGGTCAACGGTCAATCGTAACTGTGTGATTTGTGGGAAACCACATTCAGATTTAGCACATAGATATGCTGTAGGTAAAGGGCGCAATCGCAACAAGATAAATCATGTAGGCAATCAAGTATTAGCGCTGTGTAGAAACCACCACATGGAACAGCACCAAATAGGAATGGACACATTCAATAATAAATATCACTTAACAGATAGTTGGGTGGATGTGGATGAACGACTAAACAGAATGCTGAAAGGAGTGAGAGATGATTGAAAGAACAACCTAACTATTACTCAATCATTCCAGCACACGTTAGATATGATAAAGAGTTAAAACCAATGGAAATCATCATGTATGGAGAATTAACTGCTTTATCTAATAAATACGGTTATTCATATGCTAGCAATAACTACTTTGCAGAATTATATAACGTTCATAAGAAAACTGTATCTACTTGGATAAGTCATTTAAAAGAAAAAGGATATATCGACACAGTGGTTATTAGAGACGAAAACATGACAATAACCGAACGAAGAATTTATATTACAGCACCCTATCCATTAAATCATGGAGAGGGGTATCCACAAAAAAATGGAGAGCCTATCCATAAAAAGACGGAAGAGAATAATACAAGAGAGAATAATACAAGTATAAATAGTGACAGTGACACGTCACAAATCTTTCAGTTAGTTAGTAAAGAATTAGAAATGATACAAAGTCCTTTAAAAGTACAGGAGTTAGAAGATGAACTCAATCTTATTAAAGAAAATAAATTAGAAGTCACAACAATAGCTATTAACTACTGTAAACAAAATAAGAAAGGTATTAACTACCTAATCAAAGTATTAAGAAATTGGAACAACGAAGGTGTAGATACTAAAGAGAAAGCACTAGCTAAAGTGACACCTAAGAAAAAGAAATCTAATGAAACTGAAGATGTATTTTCAGCAATGAAAGAGAAATTAGGTGTTAACGAATGAGTATGACTAAACAACAAGCATTCGAAATTATAGATAAAGTCAGACGTATTTATAATATGGAATTCGATACTCCTAAATTAGAAACATGGATAGACGTATTAAGTGAAAACGGTGATTACGAACCAACACTTAAAACGGTTAAAAGCTACATTAACAGTGGTAACTCATATCCACCTAACTTACCTAAAATCATGAGAAAAGCACCTAAGAAACTGGAATATGAAGAAGAGCCAGAAGACGTGAAAGAGCATCATTGGAAAATGAAGAATGATCCAGAATATGTAGCTGCAAGAAAAAAGTTACTCGATGAATTTAAAGAACAGCTAAGAAAGTTTGAGGTGAACAGCTATGAATGAGCGTAGAGATATTGAAAGTACGATTATTGCAAGTTTACTCAAGAAACCTGAACTTATCGAAAAGCTACGTGTTAGACCTTATATGTTCTATTACGACGATTTCAGAGTGTTCATGGAATATGTGTTTGAAGTCGGTAAGGTAGATCATCAAGAAATATTCCTAGAAACATCGAAGAATAAAAAATTCTTAGACTTCGACACAATACAAAATCTCTACAATTCAGATTTCATTGGCTATGGCATGTTTGAACGTTACCAACAGAACTTATTAGAAGCCTATCAGGTATCTCAAGCAAATGAAGTTATTAACGAGTTTAACCAATCACAAAGTATAAAGTCATTTGAAACAATGCTTACTGACTTAAATGAAGTATCAATGATTAGCGCAACAGATGAAACGAGTACAAAGAAAATCGTTGATGAGTTTGTAGAAGAGTTGTATAGCGATGAACCTAAGAAAGTGATCAAAACAGGCTATCCACTAATGGACTACAAAATAGGTGGTTTAGAGCCTACACAGTTAGTTGTAATCGCTGCACGACCTTCAGTAGGTAAAACAGGCTTTGCACTTCAAATGATGCTTAATATCGCTAAACAAGGCTATAAGACATCGCTATTTAGTTTAGAAACAACAGGCGTAGCAATATTAGAGCGAATGCTATCAACCATTACTGGTATTGAACTGAAACGTATTAAACAAAAAGCTGATTTAACCTATGACGATTTAACAAAATTAACCAAAGGTGCAAGCGAAATATTAAAACTTGAGATAGATGTCAATTCACAAAGTAATGTAAGCACTCAGGAAGTCCGTAAGCAAGCCATGAAGAACAAAGATAAGCAACAGGTCATATTCATCGACTATCTTCAATTAATGCAAACAGACGCCAAATTAGACCGTAGAAATGGCATTGAAAAAATCAGCCGTGATTTAAAAATAATAGCAAACGAAACTGGTGCAATTATCGTATTACTTTCTCAACTTAGTCGTGGTGTAGAAAGTCGAAATGATAAACGACCTATGTTGTCTGACATGAAAGAAGCAGGGGGCATCGAAGCTGATGCAAGTTTAGCCATGCTTTTGTACCGAGACGATTACTACAACCAAGACGCACAAGACGATTTCGGTAAATCAATTGTCGAATGTAACATAGCTAAAAATAAAGACGGTGAAACAGGTGTCATCGAATTTGAATACTACAAACGTACACAAAGGTTTACCACATGACAGTAATAGACTTTCAGAAGTTGATAGGGAAGTTATATAGAGAAGATTACCGAGATGATCCAATCATTGCTAAAAACATTATTGAGCTAGGTTGGGCAACTAAACGCTTGTTAGAGCAGCGCAAGATATCGCCGTTTGATGATTACGAAAAAGTTCGACCGCAAATTTATAACGAAGTGGAGTGGCATAAAACATGGGGTTAAGAGATAAGTTTTATCTGTTCGATAACAAAGGTAACAAAATGCTTAGCGTTATTCCTAGAAACCACGACGGACTATATCGAGTAAGTGGCATTATACGTACTTACTACGAGGGTAAACGTTGGTTTTTAAATAAAGATGAATTAGAAACATTTATCAAAAACGAAAATTTGAATAGAGGATATCAAACGTCACTATTCGAATATTTATAGAGGTGGCAACTTTGGAAATAACAATCAATTTTAATGATGTGTATGAGGCGCCTATTGGCTCACCTCGTCCACGTTTTAGAAATACTGGTAGATTTGTACAAACCTACATGCCAACAGCTTATACAAAGCACAAGGAATACATCAGAGAGCAAATGCCAAAGGCAATGTTAAATGGTCGATTGAAAGTAGCGCTTTACTTTTACTTCGCACCACCTAAAAGTTGGTCAAAAAATCAAAAGTTAATCGCAATTGGACAATATAAACGTACTAAACCAGATATAGATAATTTAATCAAAACAGTATTAGACGCTGCAAACGCTCATGTATGGAAAGACGATAACCAAATTGTTGAGATACACAGTTTCAAACAATACGCAGAAGAACCGAAAATAATCATGCAAGTTGAGGAGGTTAAGTAAATGGCTAAATTAATCGTTGATTTTGAAATTAAAGGGCAAGCTATTATATCAACAGACAACAAACCAACTGACGAAGAGATGCAACGCTTGATAGATGTAGCTTATAAAAATGTAGATAGAGACATTCTGAACGAAGCTGATTTCGATAACGAAAAACTTTGGATAGAAGAAGCACATTGGAGTTGGTAATTATGCGTAAAAATCCTAGAGCAACCTATGTTTATTTAAACGGGGAGCATATCTCACTTAGAAATGCAGCAAAAAAATATAATGTACCACATACTACTTTGCGTGGTCGATATAACCGAGGATTAAGAGGTCCAGAATTATTATACGGAAAAGGAGTGTACAGCTATGGTGCAAGTGTACGAAAGAAATGAGAAGACATTAACATCTAAACAACTATATTTAATACAGCAAGCTGAACTTAGACACGAAAGAGCGTTAAAACGTAAACGCAGAGAAGAGCGTATTGCTAGGGCTAAACGTGCGGAGCGTGAAGTGGCTAAGCACAGAGTGAACACTAGGTACTTTAAAAATCTAGTGCAAAACAATCTTATGGTTAAAGTCAAAACAGATCAATACGGCAATGTGCAGAGGGGGTAGCGGAATGGAAAACGTAAGAGTAATTGATTTGAAAGTAGATAATATTGTTCAGTTTCAAGCGGCATTTAAAGGCATTACTGCTATGCAAACGGCTATAGTCAATCGTGTGTATGCAAATGAAAAAGGTTTGAAAAAAGTTTGGTACGCAGATGTAGAGAATGCAGGTGGTTATCAATTTACACTTACAGATAACGACGACTTTGTGAGAGTGAATGAGCCATTCACGCGTAAGGTGGATATGGTACACAAGCCAGAACATTACCACAGTGAAGACGGTATCGACTTAATAGAGTTTTGTCGTCAACAATTCACTGACGAAGAATTTAGAGGTGCTATGAAGTTTACTCAAATGCGTTACTCACTTAGAACAGGTCGTAAAGAAAATGATGTTCAAGACCAAAGCAAGTTGAAAGAGTACGCAGATAGATTTATGGAAGTACTGAACAATGCAACTCGATAACACAGTACATCAACGGTACAAATATAAAACTAATGCCAAAACACCTACACAAATACAACATGAGTTACGTGAATTAGGTGTCAACGGCTTTGTGGTAAAGGTCGCAGGAAGTAGAGTGACGATGTTGGTAAGCGAGAACGATATTAAAAATAATAGGGAGTGTGTTAGGAATGGCAGAAGTAACAATGACATTAGAAGAATATCAAGATTTAGAAGATAAGTTATCAACCTTAGCGAAGGAAAATCATAACCTTAAAGAAGAACGTGACGATTTCCGTGAGCAAAGAGACGAACTCATCAATGATATTGCAGATATTAAACGTAAGGCAGAGGCGTTTGATGAGATTGTCAATGCTGTTGATGAAAGTGCTAATTCGTATGAATTGGTTGCAAGAATAAAATTAGAAGTTTTGAATTATCAAAAATTGGAGCGTGAAGAGTTATGAGAGCTGAAAAACATATGCAAATGATGCAGATGTTGCAAAACTGCGTAATTGAAAAGTATGTATCACATGATGATTATGAAGAGTTAATAGCAAGAGATAAATACGGTAACAAAATGTTTATTAAATTTTATCCGAATGAGGAGGAACAATAAATGACTAACACATTAGAATTCAAAAGATTATCAAAAGACGCAACTGAACCTGAACGTGGGCGATTAGATGCAGGGTATGACATCTTCGCGGCAGAAACTGTAATACTTGAACCACAGGAGAAAGCATTAATCTCTACTGATTTAGCAGTGAATATACCAGAGGGCTATGTTGGGTTACTAACTTCAAGAAGTGGTGTAAGTAGTAAAACACATTTAGTGATTGAAACAGGCAAGATTGACGCAGGGTTTCAAGGAAATATGAAGATTAATATTAAGAATGATGATTTACCGAGAATACCTAATTTACGTCAGGCTAAGTATAAGGATTTAGAGAATAACTATGTTGAAACAAACGGAAAAGAAACATATAGACTTGGTACTTACAAAATCAACAAAGGTGACAAACTCGCACAACTCGTTATCGTGCCTATTTGGACGCCTGAGCTAAAAGAAGTAGAGGAGTTTAGTTATGTGTCAGAGAGAGGGACAGACGGGTTTGGATCAACAGGATACTAAGGACATATTAGAAAAAGTAAAAGAGGTGTTGAAGAAGTGAAAGACTTTGAACAACCAACAATTAAAATATTGAGAAGATTATTTAACGGTAAAGATGAAACTAATATTCATATATCTCGTCTAAACCTAGTAGATTATGAAGTTATTGAAATGATAACTAATTATAAACTGTCAGAAACTCATACAAGAAATCAACATTTTAGAGATGTAGTGACTTTGAAATTTAAAAAGAAAAAGTGAAAGAGGTGCTGGGGAAGTGAACGAAGTCTTTTACATCTTAATTTTTATAGGGCTTGCATACGGGGTTTTTAGTGTAGTGTTTGATAGATACATGGAGACTGATAAAGCAAAGCATGAAGCTATTTATAAAATAATATTGTTATTCATTGTTATTACAACTACAGGGGTTGCACTTAAATATCATTTGTTACATACCTTGATAGTGTTATTAGCATTTATGTTTATAGATAAAATTAAAATGTTTCGTAAGGAGTGATACCGTGACACAATACCTAATACGCCAATTCAAAGATAGCACAGGTCGTATTCACACAGATGTTGAGAAACCACGTAGTAATGAAACTCTCTCTATTGTGGAGGCAGAGAGTAAAGAAGAGGCTTTAGAAAAAAATAAAAAGCCTGAATAAGGCTTTTTATCTTTCATTATCTAAAAGGACTTTAATTCCCATATATATGTTTTTAATTACGTAGAAAATTGAAGCTAAAATTAAAATAATCGCAATAAAGAACATTATATTGAACATTAAAGAATTTGAAATAGTATTATTTGTTCCAAATATGATTATAGCCAATATCAAACAAATATACGGAAGGGCGTGATATGCTAACGCTTTTTTAGCATTATGTGCTGTATATTCACTTGATATAATCCAAATAACGATTGGAAAAAGAAAAGGTGCAAAAAATACACTAAAATAACATAGAGATGAAAGGATTTTGTTTGATGATAAATTCATATTTTACCTCCTAACTTTATTACACATGCAATTTAACATACGCATTTATATAAAAAAACAAATAACGTATAATTTTACAAAATTTTAACATTAAAGGAGGATAACAATGATTAAACGACTACTAAAAATATGGTTCACAATTGGCGTGTACGAAATTAGCAAATACCTAACTAACGAACTTATCGTTAAGTTGCAGAGTGAAGATGATGTGGACGTGCCACAGGACTTTGCACAGGGCGATCATATCCATTTAAACGCGGAGGTGTCTCACTGATGTTGATAATCGTAATACTATTAACCGTAGTGCTCATAACATCAATAGGTGTACAGGTTGAGCAACGTAAGGAGATACAACATTTGCAAGATATCAATAGAATGATTAGAGATAGTTTACGTAATAAGTAGGAGGTAATCACTTGTACAGCTACGACCAAATAAAAGAAATGATATTCAGTTATAACTGGCGTAAGAACCGGTTGATTGATGAGGGATACATTAAAGATAGTAATGGGACTGCACAATACGGTATCGAGGCTACAATGCCTAAAGCACAAGGTAATACATCAGATAAGGTATTAAGTATCGTCGCACGTAACGATACATTGTATCGAGTGTTATATAAGCATATAGAAGTCATACAGTTTATTGATGAACATGAACATAAGATTGATAATGACATGAACTTAAATATCTTATATGAATTCAAGAAAGGTAAAACACAAAGTGAAGTCAGAGAGATTATGAAGATTGGAAGAACTAATCTTAGAAGTAGATTAGATGATATTGTAAATGTTTATCTTACTGAACAGAATAAACAGAATAAACCAAATGAACACAATCAACACAATAAGCAACATCAACATTAATTTTATTTATTGATAAGTAAAACCTATAATTGATGTGTGATGAAAATATAAAACGATGAAGAACATTCAACATTTATTATTTATGTTGTTTGTTCTTTTTTTATTTAGGAAGTGAAACAACTTGTCTTTTGTTCAACCTAAAATTCGTAAAGGTAATAAGACAATGACTGAGAGCGAATACAAGGCACAAAGGGAACGTAATAGGCAACGTAATAGCAAGGTATATAACACTAATACTAGATATGGTAAGGATAGCAAGTATATGGAGTTCTATCACTCAAAAGAGTGGAGAAATAAACGTAAACAAGTGCTATTACGAGATAAATATCTGTGTCAATCGTGTCTTAGAAAAGGTTACGTTAATCCAGTGAAAAAAGGTCGACGTTTTTACGTCCATCACATTGTCGAATTAAAAGATGATTGGGATAGACGGTTAGACCTAGATAATTTAGAGACGGTATGTGCTAAATGCCACATAGAGAGCCATAGAGGGCAAAGAAAGAAACAATGACTTATGTATCATAATTTTTAGGGAGGGGCTAGAATACCCCCTCTGTGTTTCATGTGGGGTGTAATCGCTCGATGTCTTTTTTGTGCCCAAATTCTAGAAACTAAAAATCTAAAATCGCTATTTGGAGGTGAGAACATGGCTAGACCACGTAAATTGAACGCTGCAAAAACAGGAAATCATAATAAAGAAGATTTAGAATATCAAGAACTTAAAGAAAATGGATTATCTCAATTTAATAAGATTGATGTTAAGAGTGTGCCGACTGATTTGACTAAAGAAGGTAAGAAAGAATGGAAACGTATCATTCCTTTGCTCGAACAATTACCTATTGCAGAACTTGATTATGATCGTATCAAACGTTACTGCCAATTAGTATCACTTACAGATGAAGCGTATCGTCATATTATGCAACATGGCACAGTGAATGAAGAAGGTACAAAGCGAACGCCTCAATACTTTACTTACATGGATGGAATAAAAGAGCTAAAATCAATCTGTGGGCAATTAGGAATGACGATTGATAGTCGAATGAAGTTAGTTGTTCCTACACCTGATGAGCAAAAACAATCGGTTTACGATAAATTTGGTGTTGATGACGATGACTAACGTAAAAATTAATAAAGAATATGAAAAACTGTTAGACATTCCTAATGAGTATAAAGATGATGCTTATAAATACTGTGTCATGGTACTGTCTGGAACATTTATCACTTGCAAAGATACACAACTTGCTTGTATTAGACATTTAAGAGATATTAAGCGAAGTATTGAAGATGATGAGTTTCCTTATGTATATAAACCTAAACGTGCAAAGAAAGTTATTCAATTTGTTGAAGTGTTACCAGATACAAAAGGTAAATTTAATAAACTCGCATTGTTTCAAAAATTTATCGTATCAATGGTAAGAGGTTGGTTTACTGAAGAAGATGATTACCTAAGATTTAATAAAGCATTTATCTCAATGGCTCGTAAAGGTGGGAAATCGCTTTTAGTTAGTGGCTTAACATTATACTCATTCTTATTTGATAGAGAACCAGCAGAAGGTAGACAAATTTTTTGTGCTGCAAATGATAAAAAACAAGCTAGTATCGTATTCAACATGGTAGCTAAGCAACTGATGTACTTCATTTCTCAAGTGCCTGAACTAAAAAAAGACGTTAAAAAGGTTAGAGAACTATTACAACATACAAAAGATGGCTCATACGTTATGCCTCTCTCTCGTGATACAGGGGCAGTTGACGGTTTTGAGCCATTTTTAGCTGTTATAGATGAATATCATGCTGCAAAAACAAATGAAATGCTAGAACTTATCCAATCAGGTCAAGGTAACTTAATGCAAAGCTTAATCTTCATCATCTCAACTGCTGGTTTTAATCTAAATGCACCGATGTATATGGACGAATGGCCTTATGCTAAAGAAATACTTGCTGACACATATCGAGATGAACGATATTTTGCAATAATCTTTGAACAAGATAGCGAGGAAGAATGGCAAGACAAAACAATGTGGGCAAAAAGTAATCCACTTATCAATGAGAGTGACGATTTAAAGGAACAGATTGAAGATTTCTTACAAAAACGAGTAGATGAAGCAGTTAAAAAAGGTACGATGTTCCGTGTATTAGTGAAAAATTTCAATTATTGGATGCAAGCATCAGAAGAAAGTTACCTAGATATCAATGATTGGAAGAAAAACGAAATTGATTTTGATATTAAAGGCTCAAAAACTTATATCGGCCTCGATTTATCACGTGCTGATGACTTAACGGCCGTCTCATTTATCCATTTAGATGAAACAAACAAACAATACTTTGTAACAAGTCATTCCTTTGTGGCTACAAAAGGCGGCTTACAAGCAAAAATTGAACGTGACCTAATAGATTACAGACAAATGGCGCAACATGGTTATTGCACAATTACTGACCTACAAAGTGGCATTATCAACAGTAATCAAGTCTTAGATTTTATTGAAAAATATATTTTAGAGAACAATTTAGATGTACAAGCCGTATGTTATGACCCTCATGCCATTCATGGCTTTTTAGCAGAAATTGAAAAACGTAATTGGCGTTATGACTTAATTGAAATTAGACAAGGGGCTATGACGTTATCTAATCCAGTAATTGATTTCAGATTGAAAGTGATTGATGGTCAAGTTAAACATCATAAAAACCCACTACTCGATATTGCTATTAAGAATGCAGTCGCTAAAAACGTTAATGATAGCGTGATGATTGAGAAGAAACTTAATCGACAAAAGATTGACCCGTTGATGTCCACAATATTCGCATATGTTATAGCAAGTGAGCATGAATGGGATAAAAAACATGCGTTACCGATGTTTATTTAAATTAAAGGAGAATTAAATATGAAAATATTTATCGACAATGAAAATGGTATAGTTTTAGTTGGTTATCGACCTGATTATTATTCAACGGATTTATTAGAGACCGTTGCTCAAAAATTAAGGGGAGTTTATAGTTTTCATGAAATTGTTTTAATTCCTAATTTAGAAGTTACTAATCTTTAATCAATATTTTATTTAAATCAAAGGAGGTGTCACCTCATGGATATTACTAAAAATATTTTAATCATCATTTTAACGTTGGTAGGTATTCTATTAATTGGTTACGGTGCTTATCTAGCATGGCAACCTTTAGGCTATATTATTGCCGGTTTATTAGTTACTGGCTTTGCCCTCTCACTCGACCAACCTTTCAAGAGAGGAGGTGGAAATAGTTAATGGGCGTATTTAATTTTAATGGTTTCAGACGTAGTAATGAAGTAACAGTTGATAGAAGTACCTTACGTATGATTACAGAAGCAAACGGTTTAGGTGGCATTACATGGAATGGTATTACATCATTGCGGAATAGTGATGTATTTACTGCAATTGACATTATCTCTAAAGACATAGCTAGTACGAGTATTCAGTTTAATGATAAAGATAGCTATTTAGATGATGATAAGAAAATACTTAAACTACTTAATAGACGACCTAATCCATATCTTGATGCATGGCATTTCAAATACATTATTGTTGCTAACATGCTTTTAAATGGTAACTCGTACGTTGAAATTGTAAGAGATGATAAAGGACAACCGATAGAACTTTACCACATGCAAAATAGCGCAGTATCCATTGAACAAATAGACGATAAAATTAAATATAACTACATTGATGAACGTGACGGTCATGTTCGTTTTGATACAGAAGATGTACTTCATTTTAGAATGTTCTCAATGGACGGATTTAACGGTTATAGTCCTTTATTCGCTCTAGCTAATGAAATTGGCATTTCAATGGGAAGTAAGAAATTCTTAGATGAGTTCTTTAAAAATGGTGGCACTTCTACTGCAATACTTAAATATGAAGATGGTCGTTATTCTGATGAAGAGTTAGCGATAATCAGACAAAATTTTGAAAACAGTCAATTAAAGAATAATAACGGTTTAGTAATGCTAGACGATACAATGACTTTTGACAGATTAAAAGTACCAACCGAAGTGTTGAACTTTTTAAATAGCTATAAATTTAGTACCCAACAGGTTGCTAAAGCGTTTGGTTTGCCGTTGTCGAAACTAGGCATTGAAACTGTGAACACTTCTTTAAAAGATAGCGGTATTGAATATTACAGAAGTACGTTATATCCGATATTCTCAATGATGAATGCAGAAATAGAAGAAAAGTTATTTGCACAAGCACCATATGAAGTAACACTTGATTATGATGTAACACGTTTAATTGATAGTGATCCTGAAGTAAAACTCGAACGTGTAACACAGTTATTTACTAAGAAAATCATTACGTTAGATGAAGCTAGAGCGCAATTTGGCTTTAAACCAGTAGAAAATGGCAGTGAACCACTCGCTGATTTAAATACTATATTCTTAAAAGATTTATCAGCTTATCAAGATAGTAAAGTGCAGAAGAATATAGATAACCTCAATAAAGGAGGTGATGAACTGGGTGGCATACAGTCAGATTGAAACAACTACCGATGAAGAAATGGTAGTAGAAGGTTATGCAATTATTTTCGACACATTAAGCGATGACTTAGGAGGGTTTAAAGAAATCATAAGTCCGACTGCACTAAGTCAGGTAGATGTAACAGACGTTAAGTGTTTAATCAATCACGATTATAATCAAATCGTTGGTCGTACATTAGCAAATACGTTAGAACTAACTGTTGACGACAAAGGTCTTTATTTCAAATGCTTCTTACCTAATACAAGCTATGCAAGAGATATTTACGAAAATATCAAAGCAGGTAATGTAAACCAATGCAGCTTTTTTTATACACTCCCTATTAACGACGATACTGCAAGAACATGGTCAAAGATTAACGGTGAATATGTACAAACGATTAACACGATTGATGAATTACTAGAAGTGAGTATTGTTACTCTACCAGCGTATCGAGATACATCTGTCGTTGTAGGACAACGTGCTAAAGGTCTCGACAAATTTAAAGAGTTAGAAAAGTATAAATTAGAATTCGACTTAGAAAGCTTACGTATAGATACGTAGGCTATTTTTTATGCCGAATTTTAATAAATAAATTAAAGGAGTGAAGTTAATGGCTACATTAGACGAACAAGCGAAGTCGATTAATGATTTAATTGACCAAGCACAAAAAGCAGTCACAGACGGAGATGTAGAAACTGCTAGAAAGTTAAAAGAAGAAATTGAACAAGCTAAAGCAACTTACAATGAACAAAAAGAAATTGCTGACGCTGTTCAATCAGAAGAAAAAATCTCTAGTAACTCAGAGAAATCAGCATCAACTGAAAAGACAGAAACAGAAGTGAAAAACGATAAACCAGATGCTGAAAGTAAAGATGTAGAAGTAACAGAGAAGAAAGAACAACCAGAAAAGGTTGAATTTAAAGAAGAAGTTGAAGAACCAACTGATGATGATTTAGAAGATAAAAAGAAACCAGGAGGCAAACGCTCAATGACAAGACAGATTATTGAAAATAAGCAAAGTAAGTTATCTGACGAAGCACAAGGCTTTGTAGATTACATCAAATCAAAAGGTGCTAAACGTGACAACGTTAAATCAGTTGATGCACAACCTTTAATTCCAGAAGATATTAAATATGTTCCAGAAGAATTACCTGAAACTTTTGTAGACCTTAAAAAATTCGTAAACATTCAACCAGTTACAACTGCTGCTGGCTCTCATCCAATTTTAAATCCTGCACAAGAAACAATGATTGCAGTTGAAGAATTAGAGAAAAACCCAGAATTAGCTAAACCTAAATTCACAGATATTGATTACAGAGTAAAAACATATCGTGGACAAATTCCAGTATCTCAAGAAAGTTTAGATGATAGTGAAGCGAACTTAGCGCAAATTGTAGCTAAAAACAATGCACGTCAAGCAGTAAACACTACAAATAAAGCGATTGTAGACGTTATGAAAACATTTGAAGCAGTAGATACTGCAAACTTAGATGATATTAAAGCTATTATCAATGTTGATATTGATCCAGCTTATAATCTTTCATTAGTCGTATCTCAATCATTCTATCAAGCTTTAGATACGCTTAAAGATAAAAACGGTCAATATTTATTAAAACAAGATATTACAAGTGCATCAGGTACAACTTTATTTAATCGTCCTGTATTTATTGTTAAAGATGAATTATTTGGCGCTAAAGGCGATAAAAAAGCGTTTATTGGTGATTTAAATTACGCTATTTTCTTTGCAGATAGAAAACAAGCATCTGTTAAATGGATTGAAAGTGAAATCTATGGTCAAGTATTAGCAACTTACATGCGTTTTGATGTTAAAAAAGGTGTAGAAGATGCAGGACGTTTCTTAACATACACTGGTACTGCAGGCGACTTAGGAACAGGCTCAGACCCAGTAGCATAATTAAGGAGGTAACTACAAATGGCTAAGTTTGAAGTTAAACAAAAGTATAAAGATGTAGAACTTGATAAAGAGTTACAAGTTGGAGACAAAGTAGAAATGACTGTTAAGCGTTCAGAAGAAGTTGAAAAAACTTTATCTGATAAAGGCTTTAACGGTCCTTTTTTAAAACGCCTAGATGAAAAGAAAAAGTAGGTGATTAAATGCTTACTTTAGAGCTAGAAGATGTAAAAGACCGACTTAGAATTGACCATGATTTTGACGATGATGAGATTGAAGGTTTAATCATTGCATCTGAACAACAAGTACAAGGTGCAGTAAGTGGTTATGGCAAAGCAGACGCTTTCTATGAAGAGAATATGCTATATCGATTGGCCGTTATCAATCAAGTTGGCCACCATTATGAGAACCGCTCATCGTCTAGTCAATTTGCTAAACATGATGTCCCTCACTCATCGCTAGCACTTATTCAAAGTTTGAGAGGAGCGTATGCCGTGTGGAAATTGGACGCCTCAAACACCGAATAAAGATTTATGAAGAAACTGAAACAGTGAATGATGAGGGGACATTTGTAACAGATAAAAAGTTGGTTGCTACCCCATATTGCGAAGTATCCAAAACGACGATTAAAGAATTTAGAGAAATGGGATTAGATGCAAGACGAGGCACAATCGACTTTATTATCCGTTATAGACAAAAGGTTGATATACAGTCAGATATGATAGTTGAATTCAAAGGAAAAGAATACAAAATTAAATATATTGAAACAGACTTACAGGACTTAGAACGTCAAATGTTGAAATGTGAGGTGGTAGAGTAATGACTAAAAAACGTTACGACAGTGATAAAGACATATCCGATAAAATCAGAAAGTTAGTCATCAATAGTGAAAAGCAATCTAAACAGGCAGTAACAAAAGCTGCAAAAGTCTACAAAGCTAACATTGAGGCTAATACACCCGTGCATAAACGACAGACCCACTCATCACACGCTATTGAGACTTTAAAAATATCTAGTTTCAAACGAGATGAACTCAACCCAACGAAAACAGTTGGTTTTGATAAAGGGCGTAAGCGTGCAGATGCCGGTTGGTATATCCACTTTCCAGATGTTGGTACACGTCCATCTAATAGGTCAATGGGCCAACCACCACAACATTTTATGAGACGGTCACAGGAAATGAGTAGAGCGCCAATTCTTGCAATTTACGAAAACGCCGTTAGGAATATGGTTGACATTGAATAGACATCCTATTGTGCGTATTTATAACTTGCTACTTAACGACAAGGAATTGAAACGACTACTCAAGTCTGAAAAGATACCAAAAATATTTAATTTTGATATTCCAGAGAATTATCAGAAAGCAGAGTACACACCACTTATTAGAATTACACAAATTGATTTACAAAACATTATATACAGAGACGGAGATAGTGAAGACTATCTCTTTTTGTTTGCCGTTGAAACGTTTGGTAGTGACATCAACACGACTTTCACAATCAGTGAACGTGTGAATGCTCTCATCAAACAACATAACGGCAGAGTAATAAGCCGAGACCTTCAAAAAGATAAGGTGCTCGGCATTTTTAATCAAATGAACGAATACAAAATAATCTTACCAGTAAAGGAGTAATTAATAATGGCAGATAAAAAAGTAGCAATTACATGTGAAGGGTTTAAAGTACGAAGACAAGAAGGTAACGGTTTTGAAATTGGCAAATTAACAGACGTCCCAGGTTTACAAGAAGTTGGAATAGAATTAGAACAAGGTAACGAACCAGTATATGCAGACGGAGTTAAAAAATTAAACTTATTCAGTGGTATTACTGGTGCAACAGTTACAGCAAACTTAATGGAATTAAACAAAGAAGAACGCGAACAATTCTTAGGTGTAAAAGTTGAAAATGGTATGGAATTATACACTTCTGATTTAGTACCTCCATATGTATCAGTTTCTTGGAAATATCGTTGTAACGATGGCTCATTCATTTACTATGGTTTAACTCGTGGTAACTTCAACATTCCAAACACAAGTGCATCAACTATGGAAGATAGTCCGGAACAACAGGACCAAGTAGAAATGGAAGGCTCATTCGTACAACGTGATAAAGATAAATTAGTATACGCACGTATCCACAGTGCAGATCCAGAATTTGATGAAGCTGCATTCTACAAAGCTATTCATGGTGATGATACTTCGGTGACGACTGAAGAAGAGCTACCAGTAGCATAATAAGTAAGAGGCGACTGTAAAAGGTCGCCTATTTTTGTATACAAAAATAATTTATAGAGGAGCAATAAAATATGGCTAAAGTAACTTTAAAAATCGACGGTAAAAATAAAACATTTGTAAAAGACAAAATGAATTTAGGTGCAATGAAGGCACAAGCAGAATTTGAAAAATATATTCAAGAGGGTAATAAAGCATTTGGTAAATTCCAAAAATTTATGCGTGATAACAAAGAATTTGTTCAAGCAGAACAAAAATACAACGAAAAATTAGAAAAAGCCGAAACAGATGAAGAAGTTGCAGAATTAGAACAAATGGGGCAAGAGCTAGAACAAATGGAAGGTTACGAAGATTACTTAAAACGCGCAGAAGAATTAACAGAAGAAATTGAAAATGAGTCAATCGATGGCGTGAAAATCTTTGATGACTTTGCACAATTATTAGTAACTGTATTTGATGAGAAATTTACAGTTGACGAAGTATTTGAAGGTTTAGAAATGGAAGGTGGCATCGAGGACGCCTACATGAAGATTTTTGCTAACAACGATACGGGAAAGCGCAAGAAAAAAGCGACTACAACAAAGACAAAACAGCCGACGAAGTCCTAGAAGATATTTATCTTGTGTACCGTCATTTTATAGAGGACGCACAGTATAAACCACACGAAGTGGACGCTATAGTAATGGAAGACTTCAATAAATATTTCAATACGAAAAAACGTAAACGTAAAGCGTCGAAAGTTGCTAAATCAGGAGCATTAAGTCCTGAACAAATGATGGCATTAATTTAAAAATAAGGAGGTGGAATAATGGCAGATTTTAACTTAGGTGCAGAGATATCAATGGACGTTGACCCCATAAAAGCGTCAGCGAAAACGTTAGAACGTGAATTAAAAGGAATTAATCAATCATTAAGAGAACAACGTAAAGAGTTCAAACAAAATGAAATGAGCGCTGAACAATTAGCTGACATGGAAAAAGACTTAGGTCGAGCAATAAAAGCGCAAGAAGGTTTGCTTACTAGACGTAAAAAGTCATTGCAAGATGTAAAAGAAGAAATGGCTAAGTCTAACGAAGTGACAGATGAACAGCGTATTAAATTGCAAAAAGCTGATGCTGCATATCGGAAAGCTCAAAACCAATTAAACGGTTATACTAAAGAATTAAAAGATGTACAAGTAGCTAGTAAAACACTTGGTAAGTCAACAGACGATATCAAAGGGAAATTAAACAGTCTTAGAAACGAAGTTAAGTTAAGCGAAGCAGAATTTCAAAAGTCTAGTAAAGCCACGAGTGATTATGAAAAACATATCAACAACTTATCAACGTCTTTAAATAAAAGCGAAGCAAATATAAAAGACTTAGAAGATAACTTAAAAATTGTTTCTGAATTAAAAGGCGAGAACAGTCGAGAAGCTAAAAAACTAAGTTCGGAAATTGAAAAGGAACGATTATCTTACAGTCAACTCGAAGTTTCTTTAAGTAAAGTTAAAAACGAATTTGAAGATGTTAAATATGAAAACTCTGAACTTGCACAATCTATAAACAAAACAGAAAAATTTATAGATAATATGAAAGATAATGTTAATGCATTATCCAATGAATTGAAAAGAAGTAGTTCTAGTTTTAAAGGTTCATCACAAGAAGCAGATGATTATAAAAATCATTTGCAACAACTGACGAATATTCAAACTAAACAAAAAAGCGTCATCAAAGATTTAGAAGATGAATATAAATCGGTTACAGCTATACAAGGAACATCTTCTCAACAAGCTAAACAATTAAAAGATGAAATAGATAAACAACGCACATCTTTCACTTCGTTAGATACTCAAATTAATCAAGTTACCAAACAATATGATGAGTATCGATTAGCTAATTCGCAAACTAATATCACTTTAGGAGAAGCTAAAAGACGATTAGAAAGTTATAACAATGCTTTAGAAGTAAACACTGTTAAATTTAAAAATAGTAATAGATCAATTGAAAGCTATCAAAATCAATTGAACCATACTAATGCTACGATTACTCAACATAAAGCAGTTTTAGAAAGTCTAAAACAAAGATATGAAGAAGTAGCACATGCTCAAGGAAAAGATAGCACCGAAGCCGAGAAACTACAAAGAGAAATGTATAAAGAAGCAGTAGCATTAGAAGTGGCACAAAGTAGGGCGGATGAGCTTTCTGATGAATTAGACGAAGTGGCTAAATCACAAACTAAAGTAGCTTTAGCAAGTAAATTAATGCGTGCTGGGTTTGCAGGTTCTAGAGACAGCATGGATCGTATCGCTACTACATTAAGAAGTTTAGGAGAAATTACACAAGGTGTAGTCGGTGAAATCATGGCTACACAATTTGCCAACTTAGTACCTGTTATGGGTTCAGTCGTAAGTGCTGGTGCTGGTATCGGTGGTATGCTTACATCATTAGCTGGAGGTGCCATCGGTCTAGGTGGTGCATTTGGTATTGGTATGGGCGCTATTAATGCGTTTGCAGGACAAGCGACATATGCACTGAAAATGCTAGAAGACGGCGAATTAGCATTAACTAATGAAACAAGACGTTATCAAAGTGTGTTAAGTAGTTTAAAAAACGAATGGGAAGGACTTATCGCTCAAAACCAAGCTAAAATTTTCAACACACTTAGTAATGGTATTAATATTGCTAGAACTTCTTTATCTAACCTCAACCCTTTCTTAACACGAACAGCAGGACAAATAGAAGGCATGAGCGAAAAGATGTTAAATTGGGTTAAAACTTCATCTAATGCAAAAACTGCTTTCAACATTCTAAATACACAAGGAACACAAACATTCGGTCATCTGTTACAAGGTGCTTATCATTTTGTAGATGGTACAACTGCTGTATTTAATAAGCTAAGTCCACTATTCGTGTGGGCATCACAAGGCTTTGAGAATATGGCTTTATCGTTCAGAAAATGGGCCAATAGTGTTGAAGGCTCTAAAGCGATAAATGGTTTTGTTGAATACACTAAAACTAACTTACCTATCGTAGGAAGAATATTCGGAAATGTATTTGGTGGTTTGTTCAATCTGTTCAGTGCATTTAGTGACCATTCCCACAATGTGTTATTAGGTATCGAAAGTGTAACGGAAGGCTTTAAAAATTGGAGTGCAGAGTTAAAACGTTCTGACGGGTTCCAACAATTTGTACAGTATTTAGAAACGAACGGTCCGAAAGTTTGGACTTTAATTAAAAATATTACTGGTATTCTGTGGGGGCTTATCAAAGGCATGGCGCCAGTTGGTGCCGTAACATTAAGTGTTACAAACGCTATTACTAGTTGGATGTCTAGCATGATGAATACACATCCTGTTATCGGTCAATTAATCGGTAGTATTGTTGCTGGTGGTGGTGCATTACTACTATTTTTAAAACCTTTATTCTTAATTAAAGGTGCATTGGGTGGTATGCGTGGTGCATTACTAGCCGTAACAGGTGCGCAAAAATTATTTGGTGCAACAGGTGCATTTGCTACGTTAAGTATGAAAAAACAGGCGACACAATCTAAACTAAGCGCTGCAGCAACTAAAGTTTGGAGTGCGGTTACAACTAGCGCCAAAAGTGTTGCTAACGGTTTTAGGTATGCAATCGCTAGCTTGACGACGGGTCACGCATTAAATGCAGTAAAAACTAAAATATCTACAGTTGCCACTAAAATTTGGGGTGCGGTAACGGCTACTGCCAAAGGTATTGCCGACGGTTTTAGATATGCTGTTGCTAGATTAACCACATCACAAGTGTTATCAACAGTAAAAACAAAAATAGCAACTGCAGCTACAAAAGCTTGGACATTAGTTACTAAAGGTGCAGCGTTAGCTACCAAAGGTTTAGGTTTAGCTCTTAGATTTATGACGGGTCCAATTGGTATTGCTATCACTGTTATAGGTGCATTAGCTGCAGGTATCATCTACTTGTGGAAAAATAACGAAACGTTCCGTAATTTTGTAATCAAAGCATGGACTGGTATTAAAAACACGGCTATTGCAGTGTTTGGTTTCTTAAAACCTTATATTATAGGTATTTGGACTGCAATTAAGAGTGCAAGCATTGTCATTTGGAACGCTTTAAAAACTGCTGCGGTTGCTACTTGGAATGGAATCAAGTTTGCAGTACAACATCCAATTCAGGCTTTAAAAATTATCGTCTCGGCCGTATGGGCAAGTATTAAAACCGTAACTATCACAATTTGGAATTCAATCAAGAATGGTGTAATGGCGATTTTACGCGGTTGGTTAACTGTCGTTAAGAGTTATTTTAATACTTGGAAAGTAATTATCACGGCAGTTTGGAATGCAATCAAAACGGTTTCCATTAAAGTATGGAATGGTATTAAAAATGGAGTAATGGCAATCATTAGAGGCTGGATTACTTTAATGCGTGCAAGTTTTACTGCGTTGAAATCTTTCTTTTCAGGAATTTGGAATTTTATTAAAAATATTTCTGTAAAAACTTGGAATGCTATTAAAAATGGCGTGCTATCTGCAGTTAAAGCGTTGAATACAGGCGTTCGGAAAATTATTTCAACCCTCAAAAGTTGGATGGTTAATGCGTGGAATTTCATTAAAAATAAAGTTGTTACTCTAGTTAAAGGTTTATATACCGGTGTCAAAAATGCGTTTAATAGTTTATGGAATGCTACTAAAAAGATATTTACTAACCTAAAAAATTGGTCAGTAAAAGTATGGACCTCACTCAAAAATAAAATAGTTTCAATCGCAAAAACGTTATACAACAACGTTAAAAAAACTTTTACAAGTTTATGGAATGCTACAAAAACAATTTTCAACAGACTGAAAAACTGGACAGTTAAATTATGGTCATCTTTAAAAAATAAAGTCGTAAGTTTAGCTAAAGGTTTATATAGCAGTGTAAGAAAAATATTTAATAGTCTATGGAGCTTTACTAAATCGCTATTCAATAAATTGAGGAATTGGTTAGTCAATACTTGGCGATCAATTAAAAATAAAGTAACTGATTTAGTTAAAACTTTATGGAATGGTGTCCGTAAAACTTGGAATAACTTAAAGTCAGGCACACATAATATTATGGCCAAAGTATCTAGTACATTAAAAAATACTTGGAAGAATATTAAAAATTCTGTTGTAGACACTGTAAAGACTTTGTGGAGTAAAGTTAAAGGTACATTTACCAATATGCGTGACGGGCTAAAAAATATTATAGGTAAAATCAAAAGCCATATCAATGGAATGGTCGACAAAGTCAAAAGCGGCTTAAATAAATTAATTAAAGGTGTTAACTGGGTTGCAGATAAAATTGGAATGCCTAAAATTGATCCTATTAAATTATCTACCGGTACAGAAACAACTCATACACAAAATTATGTGACAAATGGTAAATTGAACCGTGATACATTGGCAACTGTGGGCGATAAAGGTAAAGGTAATGGACCAGGTGGTTTTAGACATGAAATGATACGATATCCTAATGGTAAAACGGCAATTACACCTAACAAAGATACAACAGCATTCTTACCTAAAGGTTCTACTGTATATAACGGTGCGCAAACTCACGCTATGTTAAGCAGTCAACCAAGATTCAATTTAGGTACACTGCCTAAATTTAGTATTGGCTCGATGTGGAAGAACACCAAGAAAAAAGCTGGCCAAATCATTAACGGTGTTGGTGATAAGGCTAATGGCGTTAAACATAAAGCTATGGCTATGGGTGATAAGGCGCTTGATACTGCAAAAGGTATTGCTAAAGGTACATTTAAAGCTATTGGCGATGTGTTTGACTATGTTAGCAACCCAGGTAAATTAGTGGATAAAGTTTTAAGTGCAGCTGGCGTTGATTTCAGTTTTGTTAAAGGCGATATACTTGGTGGCTTAATGAAAGCTATGTACAAAAAACTGAAAAATGGTATCAAAAATCTATTTGACGGTTGGCTTGAAGAAGGTGGAGGGGCAGATTTATCATCATTTGACAAGTACCCTATCACAACACCTTATTCTCCTAATGCACGCGTTCCAGGCTATCCATTTGGCAATGGGCGGCATTACGGTATTGACTATGGTACGCCGTCTGGTACAACTATCAAAGCACCAACATCTGGTACTGTTTCAAGAAAACATGACTACGGTGGTGGTTTAGTTGCTAGACTTGTAAATGGTAAGTTTACACAATGGTTCTTACACTTATCTGACATTTTAAAAACAGGAAAGGTGAAACAAGGAGAGCCGTTCGCTAAAACTGGTAACAGTGGTCATTGGACTACTGGCGCACATTTACATTACCAAGTTGAAAAAGGTATCAACGATTATATTACTAACAGAAATACAATCGACCCTAAAAAATTCGCGTCTATGGGCGGTGGCGGTGGCGTTAACAAATCGGCTGCCGCTTGGAAACCAGATATTAGACGTGCAGCTAAAGCAATAGGAGTAAGAGTTTCTAGCGCTGATGTGAATGACGTTGCTCGACTTATCCAAACAGAAAGTAGCGGCAATGCTGGCGTTACTCAACAAATTCAAGATGAGAATAGTGGTGGTAACGAGGCACAAGGTTTACTACAATACACACCAGGTTCATTTAACAGTTATGCTATTAGAGGACATAAAAATATTAAAAATGGTTATGATCAATTGCTAGCATTCTTCAACAATACAGATTGGCGAGCAAACCTATCTTATTGGAAACGACGTATGGCAAGTGGCTTAACTGGTTGGGGTCCAACTGGTAGTCGTAAAAAATATGCTAAAGGTACAAACTCGGCATACAGAGGCCTCTCTACTGTGTTTGAAGAAGGCGGCGAAATTATGAACCTTAGGGGGGGCGAGCAAATCATCCCTAATGATGTATCAATCGCTGCTATTGAACGTGTTATCAATAGTGATATCTTCAATCGTACTCAATCGGCAGTATATGAAGCAATCTCTCGTTTTGCAGATGGTATTAGAGAGAAACAACAACAAGAAAGTATAGAAAAAGCTGAATTAAGACGTTTACAAACTGAGAATACTGACATTAAAGAACAAAACGCTTTATTAAAAGCAATTTTAGGTAAGATGGATGCATTGCTCAGCAGTAATCAAAACATCGAACAGTCGAACGCAGAGATTAGAGATAAAAGATATTTCCCTAACAGTCGTGAATTAACAAAAATGAACAACGAAAACAACGCCTTAGACGCTAAAACACGTCTTATGGCCGGACGATAGAGGAGTGAATAACTATGACTTTCACTTTATACGACGAAGATATGAATAAGATAGATTATCCAGCAGGCATTACGCCCCTGGATTTTTTAGTTTCTTCTATTGAAAGAGAGCGTTATGAAGAAAGTGTCAAAGGCATTCCGGGACCTATTGATTATGGTTTCGATTTTAAAGAACGAGAAATCACTTTAAATTTTCAAATGGAACATTATCACGGTACCCACGATTTTAGATTATTAAGAAATGATTTATACAATATTTTCAGTAGTCATAATCATTTGTATGTGTCGGATGATTTATTATCCACACGGTTGATTAAGTTACAAGTTGACGGACAATTCCAACCAGAGCGTTACGGATATTGGTATTCAACTGTGGAGATTACAGGTAAAACAACAGGTTTACCATTTTGGCGTACGAAGTATACAACACAAGACATTGAAACGTTAGGTTTTAACGCAATCGCCGAAAAGTTTGGTACTGCAGATGGCATTAACATTGATTATCCAAAATACACATTCACAGAAAACAAATTCACGGTATGGAACGGTGGCAATGTAACGTTAGATCCACGCAATATGCCTTTAAAAATTAAACTTAAACACTTAGTAACAGACGGTAAATTTAAATTAACAAACAAAACAACAGGAGAAACGTTTGAATATTATGCACCTCGAACTGGCAATACAGTTGATTTAGACGGTGTGCAAGCATTCGTAGGTTATCAACTAAACAGATTAAGAGAAACCAATCGTAAATACATTAGTATTGTACCTGGTAAAAATGAAATTGAATTTAGTGGTGGAACAATGGACGATATTCAGTTTGATTTTCCATTTTATTTTAAATAAAGGAGTGAGAAGATGGCACGAAAAACAATTAAAAGTTTATTTGATAGAGATAATTTGCTTAATATGAACGAAAATTTTCTCGAACTTTATAACGCTATTAGTAGTATTCCTAAAAATTTAGATGAAGATATTAAAAGTATCGCAACAGAGGTCGCACAAAATATACTAAGTCTAAATGATAAAGGTAATTTATTTTTAGCTTATAAAGATAATACAACATTGTCTAATTTGAACGGTACAGAAAATGACAACGACACTACAGTTACTTCTAGAGATTTTATAGCGATTAACGATAAACAATTTTATACTATCGGTTTAAAAAATATTGTTGAGAGTAAATATTCTTTAGCTAAAGTAGCTTTTTATGACGAAAATAAAGAATTTATTTCTATTACAGATTGGATAAATTTGGCAAATGATAACGATAAAGTTTTAACACCACCTACAAGCGCGAGATATGTAAAAATTGTTGTTAATAATGAAAGTCGCGACCAACTATACTTTAATGTAGGTAACGAACCATATTATCTTGAAAACAACAATTCTATTTTAGAACCTGAGTTATCTACTTTTTTAAATGATATGATTTTGAATTATATTAAAAATACTAATTTATTTAATTCATATAAAGAAAACACTACAATATCTAGCAACAGTGGTAACGAAGGAAAAAATGATACAACAGTGACATCTAAAGATTTTATTTATGTGGATAATTCTAAAGAATATATTATCGGTATTAAAGAAATAGTTGACAGAACCAAAGGTCTCGTAAAGATTTTCTATTATGATAAAGGCCACAATTTTATCAGCGCTACTGATTGGCTAAACTTAGCCGAAAATAATCAACAGATTATTACTCCTCCTGAAAATGCTTCTTATGTTAAATTAGTTGTTAATTCTGAACATAAAGATGAATTATATTTTAATTTAGGTACTACACCTTATTATCTTGTAAGTGACGATAAGACATCAGCACCAAAACAAACAGAAGTAGATAAGACTATTAACTTAGTACAAGAAACAAAACCTAATTATACTTTATCTAGCACTTCTGGTTCTGAAAATGCTAATAGTAAGTATTCAGTAACAGATTTTATTTCAATAATTTCTAATTCGGACTATACATTAGGAATAAACCCTATAACTTCTACATCTGAACTAGTTAAATATGCTTTTTATGACTCTTCTAAGATTTTTATAAACTTATCAGATTGGGTTACTTTGGATAAAGATAAAAATTATATCAATATTGAAACGCCTTCTAATGCTAAATTTATTAGAATAGTATTCCCAATAGGTAAAGATTCTAATATCTACATTAATAAAGGTTTAGAGCCTTATTTTGTAATTAAAGAAAAATATTTAGAAGAAGGAAAAAAATATTTAAAACCATATCCTAATAAATTAATGTGGAAAGTATTGGATGATAGCACTAATATTAAACCACTAACAATGAATAGAGAGGGAACAGTAATATACGCATCAAATGGTGCTAGAGTAAGTCAATCTACTGATGATGGTAAAACTTGGACTTACGTAGGGGGAGTTCTTAACGGTCAGATGATACAAGGTGTTCGTGTATTAGATGATGGTGAACTAATTGTAACAACTTCAAGAGATAAAACTAATAATATTAAATCTAAATTATATAAATCATCTAACTATTCAGTAGAAAATCCTGAAAACACAACATATACAGAAAAATTAGAAATGCACAATTTAGATGCCGCATTTAATAATGCTTGGTGTTTAGATAATTATTATAATATTGTTTTAGCTAGTGATTATGGTGGTCATTATTTAACAGGTGCTAGATATGTATATCTTTCAACTGATTACGGAGAAACATGGGAAACAATTTTTGACCAAAAAGAAGTGACAGAAACAGTTGAGGGTGCACCATCTTATACTACTGATGCACATGTGCATACATGCCATTATGATAGATACAGAGAGCGTATTTGGGTATGTGTAGGTGACCAAGATAATACAGCAACATATTATAGTGATGATATGGGTAAAACATGGGAAATCATTAAAGGATATACTGGTAAAGATACAATGCAATATACTGGTATCACTTCATATCCTGAAGGTGTGTTCTTTGGTTCAGATAGAGCACCTGATGGTGTATATTTCTGGGATGCTAACCAACCAAATGATATTAAACCATTCTACTTAACAGAGCGTGATAGTATCAGAACATTAGTTTATGCTTTACCATTTAGACGTTTTGCTGAAAAAGATGAAATTTGTTATTTTGTGGCAAATCGTGATGATATTGTAGACGGTAAAATGGGACCATTAATCGTTGGATTTAAAGGAATAAAAGGCGCACAACTACTATATGATTTCACAGATGATTTTAATGATTACATCGCAACTGACATTTCAGGTTGTATTGGTAATACAGCTAATGATTATGTTTTAGTTAGTGTTAAAAATAAAAACACTGGAAAATATCGTTTATTACGCGCAAAAGCACCAGTATGGGAATAATTTATATTAAGTCGATACATTAGTATCGGCTTTTTATTTTGAGGTGGTGGAAAGTTGGAAAACTTATTTTTTATTAGAGACTTAGAGGGCGAAGAATACTATTTAGAAGGCACAATTAAACATGAAATGGAATTGAATGGTGATGAACGTATTGATATGGATATTCCATACACACCAATGAACAGTTTATTTTTAGATAAACAAGATGATTTAAAAATGTGGATTATCCTATTTGAGAATAAAGAGTATCGTATCATCTCTAGCAAAATGAGCGGTTACGGAGATAAATACAAAGTAAGTGTTGTGGGAGTACTCTATATGCTTGATTGGTTAAATACACACCGTGTTTATGAGCGTATCGATGCCAGTTTAACCACAAAAGAGGCGTTTGACATTGTCTTTAATGATACGCCGTTCACTTATGTAACCGTTGAT